GGTGAACGCCAGGTTGCGGTTCGAGCTGGCCACACCGTGGCTATGGAAGCTGCTGGACAGGATCGTACCATGATCCTGCCCCTGGCACGGACTGACTCCGCACTGGAGGTGACACAACTGGCACACTGGAGGCACAATGAAACCGAGCTGATACTGTTGCAGGACGACATCAAGTCATGCTATACTATGCGTCTGGTTAAAAACGGGAAGAACGTGGGGGAAGTCAATAGTGAAATGAATAACGTCGCAGCACTGGTGGTCCTTTTACTGGATAAGATACCTATCGACCCTAAGCACATTAAGTTGAACTAACCCAGACACACGTTGTCTAATTGTCACAACTACAGGAGATGACAGCAATGAGTACGAACATTAACAACATGAGCGCCCCCAGCGGTGGTGGAGAGTTCGGTGATCCAGCTCTCGGCGCACACTACTCGCGCTTCGTGGGCTTCGCCTACATGGGCGTCCACGAGCGCAAAGCCTACCGAGGCCAGGCAAAGGCACCCTGTGGCAAGGTGCTGATGACCTTTGAGCTGCTCGATGACTTCATCGAGATCGACGGTGTTAAGCGCCCCCGCTGGGTATCGAAGAAGGAGAATGCCTTCAACACCTCAAACAGCAATGTCACCAAGATCTACAACACCCTAGACCCGACAGGTCAGTTCGGTGGTGACTTCGCCGGTCTCGTAAATGCGACGTTGCCCTGCCTGATAAACATCGCCCCGAAGAAGGATGCCAACGGTGCGGTGATTCCGGGCACCCGCATTGACAGCATCGGTGCATGCCCCGCCTTACCGCCTGGCCAGGAGCTGCCTGCTGTGCAGAACCCGACCTTCATCTTCGACTTCGACAACCCCACGCTGGAGAGCTGGGCTGCGCTGAAGCCTTGGATGCGGCGCATGGCACAAGAGGCGCAGGACTACCCCGGTTCCCAGTGCGAGGCGATCTCTAAGCAGTATGATGCCCAGCAGGCGGCAACTCAGGGGCAGCAGGTGGCAGCTCCGGCAGCTCCGGCAGCTGGCACTCAGGCTCCGCCTCCGCCTCCTCCTGCGGCTGCGGCCCCTGCCCAAGCACCAGCGGCCCAGGCACCTGCTGCAGCTGCTGTAGCGGCTCCTCCGGCGCCACCTGCCCTTCCGGCAGCGGCACCTGTAGAGGCACCTGCGGCAGCCCCGGCCATGCCTGCGGCACCTCCTGGGTTCCGCTATGATGCGGCGAGCAATACCTTCGTGCCTGACGCAGCTGCGCCTGCGGCCCCGGCAGGTGGTGCGCCCTACTAAGTTGCGTGCACGGTAAGTGGCAAAGGGCCAGCCGATGGGGCTGGCCCGCTAATCCAGGAGATTATGAAGATGACCTTAACAGGAGGAATCGAGATGTTCTTTCGTAAGCAACCACAACCTGAGACGGTTGCCAGCATTATCAGTGACATCACCAGCAAGATCGAGCGGCTGCACACCCTGAGCGAGGCAGAGGCAGACCGGGCTGACGAGGTGGCAGGAGAGATCCGCACCTTGGAGAACGAGATCCAGGCCCTGGTCGCCAAGCAAGAGGCGCACTACTGCGAGAGCGGGCGTGCCGACAAGCTGGCCGACAAGTTCGCAGCTTTGCTGGAGGTGTGACATGGCAGGCAAGAAGAACGATGACGAGAAGCCTCCGGTTGTTCGTGGGTTCCTTCACTATTTCCCGCGTGCGATTAAGGCTGTAGCCTTAGCCTCGAAGTTCGGCTTGGTGAAGTATGACCTGCAGTACGAAGACCGCAACTTCATGAACCTTGACCCAGCCCGGTTGCTGGATGCTGATGGCAGGCACCTGCTGGACGAGGTAATCGACGGCCCCTATGACCCAGAGACAGGGTTGTTGCATGCCGTGCACCATGCGTGGGAAGCAATGGCCAGGCTGGAGGTGATGCTGGATGGAGGAGTGGCAGTTCGCAAAGAGGAGAGTGTTGCACCACCTGTGTCCCTCGATGAGTTCCACCGGCAATGGAGCGGAGAGCTACCGATCCAACTCCCTCGTCACTCTGCTTTGGACGAGCTGGCGGCGGCGGCGGCAGGGGATGCTCTCAGCGCGTACATTCCCGAGGCGAGCCGGCACCTCCCGCCTCCCGCCGAGAAAGGCGTGGGCGCAGCCCCTCCGACTCTGACTGGAATTGACTTCAGCCAGATGGGGCCGGATGATGATGATGATGCGGCTACCTACGAGGTAGCCCCGTAATGTGCATGGTCATCATCGACGCAGACACAATGGTGCACAAAGCCTGCTGGATAGCGGAGAAAACTGTCTATGACATCCTCCCGCTGGAGCTGCAAGGCGTGCCCTCTGACCAAGTAATTGATGCAGAGGACTACGACAGCTACAAGCAGTTTGTGATTCAGTCCTTTGAGCTGGTCAAGCAGTACGACGAGTGGCTGGAGAAGCTGGGCAAGCGCAAGCAGGACTTCTTGCGTATCAGCCGGAAAGAGATAGCACCTGTGTCGCATGCGCTGCACACACTGGATGGGATGATTAAGGACGTGGTCCGAGTCACCGAGCCTGAGCAGCTGATTGTTCTCCTCACAGGAGACAACAACTTCCGGGACACCACGGCAAAGCTGCGTCCTTACAAGGAGAATCGCCGTGACAAGGAGAAGCCGGTTCACTTTGAGGCGGCCAGGAACTTCCTGATTAACAAGTGGAACGCAACCGTAATTGATGGGTGCGAGGCGGATGACATGTGCGGCATCTTGGCTACAGCTTGCGAAGCAGATGCGGAGCCGTTCATCATAGCGTCAGTGGACAAGGACCTGAAGAGTATCCCCGGCCTCCACTACAACTATGATAAGCGGTTGTGGTACAGCATATCAGTGCGTGAGGCGGAGACGTGGTTCTGGGTACAGGCCCTTGCTGGTGACAGTACTGACTGCATCCCCGGCCTAGATCGTGTCGGAGAAGTAGGTGCTAAAAAGATCTTGGGGAAGGCAAGGTCATATAAATCCCAGTATGCCAAGGCCCGTGCTGCTTACCGGAAGGCATTCGACAAGGATCGGAAGACCACTAACCAGAAGTACGCTGGCTACAAGACAGCAGACGAGCTACTGATCGAGCAGGCTACGCTGGTGCACATGCAGCGGTGGGTCGGAGAGATGTGGGAGCCGCCCAAGTGATCGTCATCGGGATTGATCCGGGTCTCACGGGGGCCATCTCTGTCTTCGATGGTGATGGCACGCTCTTAGAGGTGCACGACATGCCGCAACAGGTGAAGAGTACGAAGCGTGTCAGAAACGGGCGAGGGGAGATGGTGGACCGGCACTCTTGGGAGGTGGATGCAGCTGCGTTCGGTACTATCATCCACCCCGGCAAGTTTGTAGAGCCCGTGAGGGTGTACATTGAACAGGTTGGTGCTGTCTACCGGCAGGACAAGCAGCGTGGCACGGAAGCCCACCAACCCCTTCATGCCACCTTTGTGTTCGGAGAGGGCTTCGGGGTGTTGCGAGGTGTCTGCGAGGCATACTACGGAAAGGGGAACCTAATCCGAGTTATGCCAGCGGTGTGGAAGAAGCACCACGGACTGCTCAAGACCGAGAAGGACATGGCCAGGATCAGGGCCATCGAGCTGCTGCCGGATGCAGCGGACAAGTTGAAGCGTAAGAAAGATATTGGTCGTGCAGATGCCAGCCTCATTGGCCTGTACGGTGTCCACAAAGAGCGAGAGGTATCGTGATGTCATTGCTGGGAATTAGTAAAGGCGAGCTGTGGCTGCTGCGACGGGCACTGGAAAGCCTAGAGCCGGAAGACTTGGAGGCCAGCCGGGAAGTGGTGGGAGCCATCTTGGAAAAGAACGTCGCTGTCTTCATCACTGACGAGACCATGTATAAGGACCCTGCGGATGCAGAGCTAAGTGAAGAAGAGGCGGCTGTAGTGCGCCAAGCGGATGAGGAGGATGGGTATGATGAAGAGTCCGAGTAAGGTTCGCGTCGGACCCACCCACCTCGTAATCCCAGACGTACATGCTGAGCCGGATCAGAGCTTCCGTCGGCTTGACTGGCTCGGTAAGATCATTCTGCAGGAGCGCCCGGAGAAGATCATCTGCTTGGGGGATTTTGCAGACATGCCGTCGCTCTGTTCTTACGATAGAGGGAAGAAAGGGTTCGAGGGGCGCAGATATAGCCACGACTGCCAGGCAGCGAAGGACGGAATGGCGGCACTGATGGCACCTCTCGCGGCCTATAATGCGAAGCAGCGCCGCCTGAAGATGCGGCAGTACCGGCCTGAGCTGCACATGCTGCTCGGGAACCACGAGCACAGGATCAACCGGGCTGTTGAATGCGATGCCATCTTGGACGGCACGATCAGCACTGGAGACCTAGGATATGAGCGGTTCGGGTGGAAGGTCTACCCCTTCCTAGAGGAGGTGGAGATTGACGGCGTGACCTACAGTCACTACTTCACGTCAGGTGTAATGGCCCGGCCTATTGGCGGCGAGCACCCCGCGACCATGCTACTGAACAAGCGGCATAAGTCCTGTACGGCGGGGCACTTGCACCTGGGCGATTGGTCGCAGCGGACTACTGCCGGTGGCAAGCATATCATGGGCTGCATGGCGGGCTGTTACTTCGAGCATGACTCGGACTTTGTTCCCAAGTCAGTCAACCAGATGTACTGGAGGGGCGTAGTGATAAAACGCAACGTAGTGGACGGGGTTTATGACCCCGAGTTTCTGAGCCTGAACACGATCAAGCGTCGGTTCGGGATAGCTGAGGGAGGGTAAGACCATGAGCAGCACCTTTATTCGAGAGCCCCAGTTCTTAGCGCAGCTAAGCCGGGGCATACAAGCTGACATGGCCCTCGCTGCTGAGCCGCTTATCGCGGATGCCCTGAGACGCATCGAGGCAGAGCTGCGAGGTGCGCTCGGGCGCTACTTAGCTACTCAGGTGGAGGGGATGACCAGGATGGACACCCGAGAGAACGAGATCGTTATCACAATCCGGCGCGATTGCCTGCTGCAGGAGCGAGGGGAATGAGCCTGCTAAGTGCAATCCCCGCTGAGCTGGTCACAGGGGTGGTCTCAGGTGCGCTCTCATTCATGGCCTCCATCTTTGCCATGAAGCAGAAGGCCGCAGCCGAGCAGCAACGGATGCTGCTTGAGCGGCACCATGCTGGGGAGGAAAGCAAGCAGCGTGCGGAGGGTGGAACCCTTGCCAACCAACGAGAGAAGCGGTTCACCAGGCGCACGATAGCGATCACGGCTACTGTGGCGATCCTGGTCCTGCCCATCTTGGCTGGCTGGTCTGGGGTCTCGGTGGTGACAGGTTGGACTGAGATGAGCGGGGGCTTCTGGCCCTTCTCTGGCCCGCAGAGCCACATGGTGTGGCACCAGGTGCACGGCGGGATCGTAATCACACCCTTGCATACGCATGTGCTAATGGCTATCATAGGGTTTTACTTCGGCAGCAGTGCCGCTGAAAGTGCGAGGGTCTCATGAGCAGACGACGCAAGCCACACATGGTACGCCACCTAGACCAGGAGTACGCCCAGGAAGATGGAACAGTGGTGGTGCACCTACACCTCACCTCTGCCACGGGGAAGGATTCGGTGGTGGACATCCAGCTTGATGATATAGGCCTTATCTACTTCGCTTGCCTTGGTCGCGCAACGGCGGAAGCCATGCAGCGAAGGGTTGACAGACTCACCCGCTCACTGAGAGGAGGATAGCATGACCATGATGAACTTGAACAGCCTGCCCGCCGACCCGGAAGATAAGGGCGAAGCGATGACTGAGGAAGAGAGGCACCTCGGCGAAGCAAAGCAGGAGAGCAAGGCCGAGAAGCCGGCCAGCAAGCCTGCTACCAATAAGGAAGCGAGCAAGCCGAAGGCGGATAAGCCGAAGGTTGAGACTGCCGCGCACAGCGTCGGCTTTACCGAGGGCTCCCGTTGGAACTTGGGAGGCACTACATACTTTGTGTCCGTCATCCATGACGATGGCAGCGTGACCTTCACCCCGGTGGGGAGCAGTGGCTAGCAAAGTAAAGCTGGAAGGAAGAGGGATCAGTGAGGAGACAGCACGCTCAATCATCTCCTTGGCCAAGAGGGCGAAGTCCATCAAGGACTGCCCTTACCGTAAGGGGTGGGTGCAGTGGAGTGTGTGGGTCACTGCCTTCCGGCACAAAGGCGCCACCAATGACCAGCTATATCGTGCTATGCTGAGACAGGGTGTGCCATGTAATGTGAAACAGCGCAGCTCATCGGACTACCCTGGGCTGCTCCCATTCAAAGGTACAGTACACAACAGGAGGCCACATGAATCACAGTCAGTGGATGGCAATCGGTAAGTTATTGGCAGCCCTTACGGCTGCTGCGTTCCTCGTGTCATTGGTGAATTGCTCAGGCAACCCGCCAGTGCAGCCATCGGGGATGACCGTCATCGACCACAGCAACCAACGGGTGATTACTACCCAACAGGAGAAGCAACCATGCGAATGATTACGAAACTACTGGCGATAGCCACTCTGTTATTTGCGCTTATCGCCCCCACGATGGCCGCCGAGGAAGATGCAGCAGTAAACCAGGTCATTGTGTTCACCCTGTGCGGACACCCGGTGGCAATCACGGCAGCGGACTTCGGTACGCAATCGCTCTACCTGATCCCACGCAATGCGCAGGCTGACTATGAGGCGGAGGATTCCGCCCTCCTCGACATTCTTGCGCAGGTGGCGTACGATCTGCGGGCCGGCGTCACCCTCCTCCGCATCGAGGACCACCTGGGTGGTGGGTATAGCTGCGTATGAACAAGCATGAGGTAGTGCGGCAACTCAGCGCGAGCCTTGCCGCTAATCGTAGCACGCTGGAAAGGTGGCTGGCTTATCCCCGGCAGCTCCAACAGGAGTACGGGCTCAACCCGATCTTGGCTGGCGGCGCTGTCCGTGACCTACTGATGGGGCAAGAGGTGAAAGATCTTGACATCTTTCTGTCACCATCGGGGTGGGTTGGGAAACGGTTGGGGTGGTCTCCCGAAGTCGCCAGTAAGATTGCGGAGCGGGAAGGGTGGTCTTTGCACAAGCGCGGGGAGGAGTATGGCCAAACAACGCCGCCGCTACTTTCCGTGTGGCGCTTCAAGAGTGAGTTTGTAGAGCAGCGTTACGACATCAACCTCTTGGTGCAGGACACTAGCTCCAACCAGCTTATTCGGCAGTTTGACTTCGGCCTGAATCAGGTCGCTGTGAACACTTTCGGTATCTTGGCTATGTCGGAGAACTTCGTCGAGGACGTTGCAGGGAATAAGATCACGATCCGTAATGATCGTGGCCGGGATGTGATCTTGCGGCGGTACGAGATGCTCTCCGAGAAGTATCCCGTTCCGTTAGTTACGCCCGAGGGGCTGGAGATAGCAAAGCCACGGCAGGGGTTGTTGCTGCCAGGGTTGGGAGGGTAGCATGGGGCTGTGGTGCTTGTTTGGCCTAGTCGTGGTCTTCGCTAGCATCCTGACATGGCTTACAGCGCCTAGTAGCGGAGACCCTTGGTGCCCGTGATGATCTACTATGTAATGTGGAGGTACGGAGGGAAGTGGAGGGGAGGCAGGCTAGTCGAAGCTGTCTCCGAAAAGCAGGCCGAGGCCGCCATCAAGTTGGCCTTGACTGCTGACACGCCCAAGGGTGACATCGACTTCAAGACGGAGGTCGCAACACCGCATCAATTGGAGTGGGGCAAGAAGATGCACAGCGAGGTACACAGGGCGTGTATCGCAGGAGGGAGGGGATGCTAAAGAGACTACGCAAGCTACAAGTTAATAGTACGCTGTTCACTGTGAGGTGGGACGCTACTTCCTGTGAGGGCAGCTTTAGCTATGACGGAGAGGGGCCTGGCAAAGGTACGCTGACAATCGGCACAAAGTGCGGGGAGAGGGTCGCGCTCATGATCCTGTGCCACGAGCTGATGGAGATAGTCGCCATCGAGGCATTGGTCAGGTTCCGTAGGCCGGATGTGGGAGACGACTACATCTTTGTCTATGACCACCGGCAGCACTCCACGATGATGGAGATGTTCGCCGGGCTGCTGGCACAGTTCTTAGGAGACGGTATATGACCTGGCTATTAGTGTTGGCGATGGCATTCGTGCAGAACATAGCCTTCACCATGACCTCTAGATCTCGCAACCGGGACCACATGGGCTACCATGCGACATGTGCAGTGCTGAGTAACGGGATCTGGTTCCTCACCATGAGGGAGCTGGTTGTGGCGGAGCTGTCCCTGTGGTTGCTGATCCCGTATGTGATAGGCACAGTGAGCGGGTCCTTGTATGGGGCGACGATCTCAATGAAGATCGAGAAAATTCTGGGAGCAAAGACATGAGTAAGAGGCGACCAAGCCCGGACAATGTCCGGCAGGGCATGAGCCTGTATGCGATCTCGGTAGTGAACACGGCAATCGGGCCAGCTGTAGAGCTGGGACGTGTGTTTATCACCAGCAAGCGAGGAACGAACCGTGCCTCTACCGAGTACGGGCTGGTTCTTTACGTGCCAGAGACCAAGGTGAGGGGCATACTGGCGGCCAGCGGTGATCACGTATACTTCACCCGGCGCCAAGCTGTGACTGCCCAGAAGAGGCTGGTTCACCAGTTACGGGCAATGGCAAGACGGATGTCACGAACTACGGGTGCTGGTAGCGCATAACGATTAATTGAGGGGCGACTGCACTTCCACCACGTTGACGGAACAAGGGCGGCTGCAAATGCTGGCGCGCCTTCTGTGCTGGTTGCCTACGGTGACACCGATGCCGCGATTCTACGGACTTGCGGGATAGCAGGGCGCTTTATTGCCCTTTAACGATTGAATTAACGCGCCGCGTCAGCGGTCGCAGCGAGGAACGAGCGATGTTTAATGATTTGTTATCCAATATATTACTTCTAGCATCAGGGGGTTTGTTTCTGTTTGTGGTAATACTGATACGCCTACGACGCGCTGTGCGGGATATGCGCTGGAAGCCGCAAACATGTTCTAAAAATGCACCGGAAGAAATTAGGTATGAAGTTGAGCAAGATACAAGAATGTGGCGTAGAGCGGTGTGGCGAAAAGTATTTGGTGGATAACGCTCGGCATAAATTGCCGCAGCGTAGCGAAGGTCAATTTTAATGCCGTTGTTATGCGGCTGGAGGACAAATATGGGTAGTTACCAAGCTATATATGACGCAACAAGAAGTAAGATTTCCGGCGGTGATGTTGATGATGCAATTCGCTCGGCGATCCGAGATATGAACTTGACCCACTATGTAGAGCAGGCTATGGCGGAATATAAAGAAGCCGCCGCAGAGCAGATGCGGCCCTGCGTATTGTTGCGGCCTACTTTGAAAATTGATGGCGATAAATGGTGCGCACTTTATGGTGAAAACTTACAGGACGGCATTGCTGGCTTTGGAAAATCGCCGAGCGATGCAATGTATGACTTCGATAGAAATTACCATACTAATTTGTGCGCATAACGGCTGCGATAACGCGGCCGAGCGCAGCGAGGATCGCTGTTAATTGCATTGTTATACTTCGGAGGCTAATGATGACACCAAAGCAGAAAGAACAGTTTAACCGGATGAGAGATACCCTGAAAAGAATCGCTAAGGGGTATCAGACCCCCGATCAATTGCGCCGCAATGCCGAGAAGGATTACGGGGTTAGCTATGAGGAAGCGCTTGAACTTGCCTATGAGAATTTGCAAGAAGAGGCGAAACGAGCCAGCAAGGGCGTAAGAGAAATATAACAGATATTAAACGGAAGGAGGCTGCTACAGCCGGGCAAAAGAAACCCCGGACTGAGCCGGGGCGTGGGAGTGGCGAGGGGGCAACCAGCCTGTTATTGTTATGTTGGCTGCTCGGGAGTGATCCCCTCGCTATTCCTTTTTCTTGTTATCTTCTTCCCTTCTCCCAAACTTCCTCCGTTCCTGGATCTTCTTACACGTCCAGTCGTATATCAGCAGCATGTGCCACACAATGGCTACTCCCGCAGCTATCGGCGGCAACCATTCCAGGAATACCCCGCCAATAAATGACAGCGACAGCGCCTCTCCCGCCACCTTTGCAGTTTGCGGCACATGCTCCAATACCGGATGGCCCATCTTACTCACCTCGCTTGCTCTTCGTTAATTCGGCCAGGTGTTTCATTGCCCGGCGCACATAGGGTTCAGTTTCCTGCCGACGTGGCAATACTGAGTAATCCCTACCCGCTGCCAGCCACTTCTTCGCGTTACCTGGTCCAGCATTGTACGCGATCAGTGCTGCCTCAAAATCCCCACTGAAGTCTTTCAGCTGAAGCTTGAAGTAGTCCCGCCCGAACCGTGCTAGATCCTCCTTATCGAACGTGCCGTCTGGGTTCTTCTTAGCCAGGGTCAAGCCTCTCGCAATGAGCGACTTGTCTGTTGCAGTTGACGGCATCACCTGCATCTCCCCTAATGCCCCTGCGCTGGATACAGCGTTGGGATCACCCCCGCTCTCGGTCAGCTTGACTACCTCCAGGTACGTGTTCACCAGCTCCTCTTCAGCAGCAGCCTTGGCCTCCTCTGTTTGAGGGCGGTTCTCAGGCAATGCCCAGCCCATCACTGCGGCTGGGTCAAAGATCTTGGTGTACATGCTCTGCTCTTTGGTGGTCTCCACCAGTTCCTTCGTCTGCTCCTCCTCCACTACCCGCAACTTATCCATGCGAGCATTCACTCGGGCAATCATGTCCTGAGCGAAGGTAGTCGGAGACACCCCGAGATCCGCTGCGTAGCCCTTGGCGATGGCTGCATCCAAGAAGGGTTGCAATCGCTTCATGCTGGTGGTCTGGAAGTCCAGAGCCGTACCCTGGCGGGTGGGATCGTACGGGATAGTGAGCTTGACCTGGCCGGTGGCCTTCGGCGCCAGCCCCATCATAGCAGCACGGATGCCCCGCTGAGTGATAGGCGTGGCCTGCAGCTGCCCCTGGATACCTTGAACGTCCAGCTCCAGCAGCTCCCTTGCGATAGAGTCAACCAAGTTGCCAGGTACGTCCTCCGTGGCAGCGGTGCCCACGTAGGTATCGAACTGGTTCTTGACGAACTTGATCTCATCGGGGGTCGCCTGGCTGCGGTGCACCTTCTCGGTCAGGATAGACACTGCACGCACTGGTGCACCGCCCTGCCCCAGCCCCTTCACGAATGCTTCACGGGTCTCCTTGTTGCCCGGCTGGGTGACCAAGGTTTCCGCCATCTTACGGAACTGTAAGTCGTCCTCGGTCAGGTTCTCCCCGCTGATGACCTTGCTAATCACGGCCTCCACACCATCGGCTGCCTGGGTCTGGGTGAGCTTGCCCTGTTGGATGACCTCCCGCAGGCCAGGGTCGAATGAGAATACCAACTCGAACTGCTTCGGGTCGGCGATGTTGCTCATCATCTCCAGGATCTGACCACCCACCTGCGGACCATAGGCATCCACAATGCGGGTAAGTTTCGGGGTAGCCTGCTTACCCCACAGCTGGTTCACCTTGGCGACGACATCCAGCTTGGTTTCCAGCAGCTTGCCCAACTGATTCTGCTCGACGGACTTAAGAAGAGGTGCGTACAAGGAGTCAATCTGGCCCTCGATAGCCTGGGCTTGGCCTACATCCATGCCGCCACGAGAGGCCACCTGGCTGCGGAACAGCTGTTTGTGGGCCTCCCTCTGCTGGATCACGGCATTGGTGTACTGGGCAGGCTCCGTGACTCCGCCCTCGGCGCCCATCTGCGCCACGTTAAGCAGCGTGGCTGTCAAGTCAGGCCCTGCCTCCACAAAGCTGGTCTGTGCCCACTGGCGGAGGTTGTGCGTACCGATATCCAAGTCAGCGTCCAGGATCTCCTGCTGCATCTTGGCACGGTCCCGGATAGCCAGGTTGCCCAAGATGGTGTCCAGCGGGATATTCTGCCCCACCCGTGCCAACCCGTCTTGGATGACCTGGGCTTCCTCGATGCGCTTCTCCTGGGCTGTCTGCCTGGTTGAGCCCCTGGGCTTATCCACCCCCAGGATCTGGCGCAGGGCATAGCCGCTGGGATCGAAGCCGACCAACTCTCTGGCCAGCTGCTTAATCTCGCTGCCGAAGCCGGGGGTTTGCGACACCAACCGGCGCACGGTGGCCTCCGTCTCCAGTGCTGCAGCTGCTTCGGACTTGGCACCTTGGCGCACAGCATTGGCAATCCGCTTGAACTTGTCACCGGCATTGGCCTTCACCCGGCTGATCTGCTGTTGCAGGTCTGGAGACAGGCCCTCGGTATTCAGCTCTCCCGTTGGTGTGAAAGCCGTGGCGCCCTTTTCGGCAACAGCCCCGGCCACGGCAGTAGCCACATCCGCTGTCTGCTGTACGTCGCTCTCCAGGCGGTTCTTCTGCACACCTTTGATGGTCTCACCGGCTACCTCGCCAGCCAGCTGGATACTAGCCCCGCTTCCCGGCATGGCTGGTGTGGCGGAGTAGTCCACTGCCGTTGGAATATCGGCCACGGTTTTCTGAAAAGGCATTATTCTGTCTCCTGCGGTCTGTTCTGCTGTAGGATGCCACGGGTGGTCAACTTGCTGTGCCAATCAAGCAGCATATCCACTTGGCCATCATTCCACAGCTGGCGTGCTTTCTGCCATTGCTTGCTGTATGAGTCCTGCCCCAACGCGAGGCGCTTTTGTACAGCCTTCCTGGCCTGCTGACGCTCATAGTTGGTATCCAGTGTCTGGTATAGCAGGGCCATCCGATCTCTCGTCTGTTGCTTATACTCTTCTGTGAGTGCATTGTCTTGCGCCTTAAGTGAGTAGTCCCAGAACACCTGAACAACTGAGTCCACTACATCCTTGCGGAGCTGCTCCTTGGCTGCGATGATGTCGCGCAGTTCGTAGGTCTGCACCTCTTCGGTCAGCCGGAAGCCGATAGCCTGAGCGACCTCCTCCGCCATGGAGAACTCCCGCTTGACTGTGGGGTTGCCATGGCGATCCACGATCAGGTCGTATCGATTCATGAACAGGCCCTTGCTGGCATTGTTCCAGGTAGACAAGGTCTTCGCCATGTCGCCAACAACAGCCAGCGGATTGGAGATAGCACGGGTCTCGGCCAGGCCACCGGACAAAGGCTCGAAGGCCCCGGTCATTCCTCGCCAAAAGCGGGTAGCGGATGAGCCGAATGCGCCCAGAAACTTCTCTGCTAAGGTGCCGTCATCAAAGATAAATCTGTCCAGTGTCTGGTTGATACCAGATGCCAGGGAGGCACGCTGCCCAACGTCGATGTCGATACCGAACATGGCCATAGAGGCCCAGCCCTCAAAGCCCTCGTTGATTGCCTTGCGGATTTCCGGGTCCAGCCTGTTCTCGATGTCAGACTGGGAGGTGTACCCCATGGACTGGATCAGCCAGCTCGCACCCATGCCGCCCAGCGGGATGCCGGCAGCCCCATAGAGCATCAGCTGCCCCATCAGAATCTGGCCGCGTTCTGCTGCGGTGAAGTTCCCGTTCATCCCGAGCAGGGTCTCCATGGTCTTGGTGGAGATCTGCAGGAACTGGGTAGGTACGGACCACACGCCTTTCTGCCACTGTGCCCGGTTTGCTCGGGTAAGCCCCAGCATTAAATTGTTGGACTGTGTCAGGATGCTTTTCAGTGCGTCGTCAGTGACTTGCACGCCAGGGTTTTTCTCCTGCCAGCGGCGCAGTGCCGTGACAAAGCTCACCCTGCGGTTGAACAGCTCCCCTGCCCGGTAGAACACCAGACCCTTGTTACTGGCCCGAGCCAGGGCATCCATCCCTATGCCGTGTCCCACTGCAGCGGCGGCATGATCGGCGGTCGTCAGGATGGAATCCTTCAGCCCTGTCTTCTCCCACAGCGCCTTCATGGCGACCAGCTCGTCCTCGGCCATGCCGAAGGCTTTAGCTGTATGAACAATAGCTCTGGGGTTCTCTAGGTGGTCCACGGCAGCCAGTGCTGTGGTGCCCCTGATGACCTTGGCCAGCTCCAGCGGACGAAACAGGTTGGTGCCCAAGGCGACAGATGCACCCTGGGCCTGAACCCATAGCTGGATGGGGTTGAACCACCCCAGGAGGGAGTGGAATGCAGCCGCTCTGGCAGCCGCTATGGGGTCTTTGTGCTTGAGGTAGAGCAACCCCTTCAGTCCGGGCAGCTTCGTGCCTACGAGCTTGTCATACGTCTCCTGGACTGTAGCTGCCCACAACTGCTCTTCCTTGGTGGGGAAGCCCATCCACTCCTCGATCTGGTCATGCAGCTTCTTGATGAAGCGCCCGCTCTCGGTATCTGGCACATTCACCAATTGGTTGAAGGATGTGTAATGGGAGCCCGGCAACAACCTGTTGGCTGTGTTCAGAGCCCGCTGCTCCATCCCCAAGCGCCAAGCATTGCGAGGAACGTATCGTGCCACGCTGGACAGGTTGCGACCAATAGCCTCAAAGGACCCGATGCGCTCCGTTGGTCCGCCAGCCTTGCCGAAAGGGATGTCCTCTGATGCACGAGGCCCCGTGTACAGGCCATGCCCACCTACGCCGGGACCATCAACAGCACCAGCGCGTCGCTCTTGCTCCAGCTGACGATCCTCCAGCACACGGTACACACCTGGGTTTGCCTTCTCGTGCTCAGCCAGCCACTCCTCGGCCTCCTTGCGGTTGTCGAAGAAGCGCAGCGTGCGGACAGCAGCACCAGGGTCAGTAGCCGCAATGTCACGACCATCCAGGCGGGTAGGCTCAAAAGCCTTCACGAAGTAGCTGACATTCTTGTTGATCTTGGGAACGTAGCCAGCCCTGCGGTGCAGCACAACCCGAGGCAGGGAGGTAATGTCGTCAGACCGAGTGATGGCAAAGCTGACCCGCTCGCCTGTGCCCGGAGGAGTGATGGGTTCCATGAACTTGACCACCTGGCCACCATGCGCATAGACTTCTTCCAGATCCAGGTCTTCCCGGCGAACGAATTGCCGAAGGTTGGCATCCCACACAATGTCAGGCTTGTTGATATTGAGGGCGCCGAGACCCTCCTGCTCTGTCAGATACGGGCGACCGATCTGATTCACTTCACCGGCCACTTCACCGGCATCATCGTAGGTGCGGAGGCTGACGTTCTTCATCCCTTTGATCCGCAACTCTTCCCGCTTGGTATTGTTGCGAAGCTGGAACAGGCTATCGATCACGGAGCGCATTTTGTAGTAGGCTTCGATCTGCTGCTCATCCAAGGGCACACCATCCACGCCAGCACGTAACTCTGTCGGGGTGAAGACCTTGGTCTGCTCATCCCCTACCCGGAGCACATGATCCAGCTGGGCCAGCTTCTTGCGACTAGCCGGGTTTAGCCCCTTCAGCCCCAGCGGGCCGAGCACAGTCTTAGCTGCCTCTCGGTTCAGCTCCGCCAGCTGGTTGAAGATAAGAGCCTGTGCTGAGTCAGCACGGATGGCGGCATCCACCTCCTCCCGCACGTTCTTCTTGGCCCACACGGAAGGAGAGCCGGCCCACCGGGACAGGAGGCCGACTGTGTCTTGCTCGTACACACCAACGTCATCCAGAACAAGCTGGGCACGGTACTCGATGGGGGAGGTGGTGCCGTCTGGGTTGCGAACATCGAAGCCGATGACGGAGCGATCTCCCTCTCGGGACAGGACCCGGACATTCTCGACACCGGGAAGTGCACGTCGCTCCTCTACGATAGCCTGCTCGACAGCTGATCGCTCAGCCTGTTGCAGCAACCCTTCTCGCAGGAACAGATCGGTGCCGGAGATCTCGTCTACCAACTCCTTGGCCTGGCTGTCGAACATGGAGATCCGGTTCATGGTCTCCGTGGAGATGCCTCCAGCCTGGCCGGGATCGAGGTCAGTCATGTCAAAGCCGGTTGCATCATTGACAGCGGTGGTGACCCTGTCCATGTTGGCCGCCTTGGCCACACTCTCAGTACCGTCCATGATGACAGCACTGTTCACCTCGGCTGCCTTGATCGAGTTGTTCAGCTTGGCCAGATTGCGGGCTGCACTCAGGGACTTGGTGATACCGGCGATCTTCAGGGTGATGGCACTGCCGATAGCGGCCACGTCAATGGTGTCCAGGGCGGACCACAAAGCACCGAACTCAGACAGATCATCCTCACCGCCTGGTTGCAGCAGCTTGTCGAGGACATTGATTACCTTGATGTTGTTGCCCAGTCCCTCGTACAGCACGTCCTTGACAGTGGGGAGGACTTCAATCTGTTTATCAGGGTCGAGTTGCTTGAAGTTGGTGATGAAGTTGTGCAGCCACTCCTCGGAGCTGAAGGCATTGCCGGACAGATCGTAGTTGTCCTTGAGGATATTGCCGGGCGTGATAAAGCCGAGGACATCGAGAGCGACATCCCCGGTATCCATCTGGTCCCAGGTGGACTTCATCATCTTTGCGATCTTGAGCTGCACAGCCAGCCGCTTCTCGGTCTCAGCATCGAGGCTCCCTTCGGAGGCGGCCTTGACGAACATCAGGTCCTCGTCATCAGCCTCCTGCTCTAGCTGGGTGACAATATCAGAGACAGCGGCGTAGTTCTCCCGCACATCTTCAGGCGTCTCGCCAGGGCTCTGCTTGAATACAGAGAGAAAATCCTCCTGCTCGCGCTGGGACTTCTGGGCAGCCAGCCCCTTGAGCGCCCTCTCGGGGTCAGAGCTGGTGCCAGAGATCCGCTGGAACGCATCAAAGAGAGGTGTCTCCGGGTCAAGATCAGACTGCACAGTAGCAGCCTGGAAGGTCAGGTAGTTTCTGGTGTCCTCGGGATGCTGAGTCAGAGCGGGCAAGGTGCCCTCAACAGGCATATCTTCTGGCTCCTGCACATCCTCGGTGACTGGCATATCATCAAGCGGCATGTCATTTGGTCCTTATTGGTCCGGCCTTACTGCGTAAGTAAATACTATGGGTTAGACACCAGAGATTCAGGATAGTTCAATTTACTTCTTAGGCTGCTCTTCGCCCTTGAAGAGACTTGCAAAAGAGGGCTCAAACCCCAACTGGCGGGGTAGCTGAGAGCGAGCCTGTGCTTCCTGTGCCCGCACCCCAGCCGCTGCTGCAGTTGATTCGAAACCTGCGATCTGTTGCCCCGTGAGCTGCTGTACCTTACTGAAGCCCAGCCGCTCTGCTGTCTGCGCTGATACTGAGGACAGTGCTCCCTGCACAGCGGATGTCCCCCCTGTCCCTGTAGCTCCGGCAGTGGCTCTCGTAGCGGCAGCAAGCTTCCGTGCCTCGGCGAGGGCCTTCCGTCGCTCCCTAGCTGTGGCAATCTCCCGCAAGCGGTTGGCAGCCCTGGTAGCAGCCTGCTGCTCCCTCACAGCTTGCCGTCGCTCTTTGCCCGCCTCCTCTCCTTGGTAGATTGTGTAGCCAGTCCCTGCAACAGCGATCGCAGTAGTGACGCCCATGTCAGTTCACCTGTAATTGTTTTTCAAAGTTATGCTCGATCTCGGTGTAGCCCATACGGTCAAGGATTACGCTGAAGTCGTGCGTGATCTTCATGTGGATATAGAAGTTCGTGACCCCCCGTTTTCGTAGGAGAGACTCCGCCAGCTTGAGCATCTTGATGAATGTGCCGCCTCGACGGTAGTCCGGATGGACGAACAGCACGTCATTGTTTGCCATCACATGGTCCTTGTAGTGCAGGTTCGGTGCGACGAAGCTGATGATGTAGCCGATCAGCTTGCCGTCATCCCTGGCTGTCACCGTGTGGAGAACCCCTGCATCCTCCAACTTAGCATAGGTAGCGTAGTCCACATTTAGCTTGATCGTGTCCGTGTGTCGGGCGATCTCTTCCCAGTGTAGTTGCAAGAGAGGGGCGAAGTCCTCTTTAGCGCCGATGAAGCTCTCTTCTTGGTATCTGATCACGGTGTGGCCTCCACGCTGTATGGTATTGAGAAGCCCAGCAGGACGGCATCCTTCCCAGGCTGGGCGTCAAAACGAAGGGCGAGAGCACGGCCTCTGCCGTACGCCTTGTTCTCCGTAGTAATGATCGACTCTCCAGTGTCGTAAGTGTCCGTGGCATCTTCAGGAACATACGGGCGAAGGTGCCGATAGATTTCTCGCTGATTGCCCCACTTGCCGCCAGCTGCAGAGTTGTGCCAGTCCCACTGGCTCCTCATGAGCAGGCTGCTCTCCCCAATCGGGGCAAGGGCGCCACCACCAAGATCTTCCCAGCCGGTCTCAGTCTTTTGCATGTGGGTAAAGACCCATACACTCTGCTTGCTACGAGAGGTGTCGCCGAGCGTGTCGGGCCAGGTCTCGAAGAAGGCAGCGATCTCTACACCTGCATCCGTGTCACTATGTACGACCTCGCGCCAAGAGGAGTAGTCATCGAAGACAGTGCCGGAGTTGTTGAACTCCATCACCGCATGCTTCATGGCAGCCGCTGTCCCAAACACAGATGCCTGGGTCACCATCAGCTTCAGAGGGATAGTTCCGTCGCTGGCAGGGAAGGCAGGGTCTTGAACAAACCCGTCGATCGACATGTAGTAGCCAGTGAGGTGCCCTTCCGTACATTCTAGTGTGGTCGGGAGCAGGTATGGGTAAACCCCGCCAGTAACAAGGTCCAGCACGAGCAGGCTATTTCTCAGCTCCGGTGTGGAAGAGCCCTGCGTGCTGTTGTAGGCCCAGTATACCTTAAAGTTCGCCTTGTCGTGGTATGCAATAGCTGCCGCCGCACTACCCGCAGAGAGCTGCTGACGGTACAAGGTCTTGAAGCCCTGAGAGGCTGACAGGTTCGATACAACGAATCGACGAGTAGTCGGGTCTACGCCGACTGTGTGCAAGCCCTCGTCAGCAAGGTAAAGGACTTGGCCCTCTACCTTGATAACTCCCCGGCTGCCAGAGCAGCCTGGGGCACCTGCTACATCATAGACAGCGAAGGCGTCTGCAGTGAAACCGATCTCGGGGTCTGTGCCGGCAATCGCCCAAACGCCGTTGTCTGCGAAGACCAGCAGCGACTGCTCCATGGCCACGATTTTATAGATGCGACTAGCCCCAGCAATCGGCACTACAGCGCCATCGTCGGGCAGTAGTTCATTTGAAAACTCAGCGGTGGGGTCATTCGCCTGGTGGAATCGGAGCACTTCCTTGAGGTTCAGATCTTGGATACTGGCGCCAGTCCTCGGGATAATATTGTCAAGAACAACAGGGCTGATGTAGACGACATTCTCCACACCGCCGATGTTCGCCCCGGCGACCGCAATACGGCTGTTGAACTTGGCAATGGTGGTGAACCCGCGAGAGGCTGTGAGAGGTGCTACAGACTCGTACAATACGCCAGGTACTTGCGTGTGGCGCCACTCACGGAAGGGGTCAAGAATAATACGACCCTTCGGTGCAGGACTTGTCCCAAAGTCTACCTTGTCTAGCTCTGTAGGGGAGAAGACATCGCTGGCGTCCTTCCCTGCATGCCACACCTGCGCATTGCTGGGCCAATACCCGGTGGCAGCCGCATACTGGTCAGCATATTCTTGAGTCCAGCCCTGATTCATCAAGTTATACCTGTGAGCGTCGGAAAGCCCTGTACCAGAGGATACATTGATCGTGCCCGTGCCGCCAGTACCAAACCAGAAGGAGCCTCCGGACACCGTCCACCCCGCGTAGTCTTGACCGTCCGCCCCATCAAAGGCAGTTACGCTCTCGCGGGTGAGATAAGGAGCCTTATCCACAGTCCATAGAGTGCCGGTGATGGCTAAAATGCGGAAGTGGCGCGTCAGCATGCCGTTGGTGATAACGATGTCATCCCCGACATAGAACGTTCCCGTGGCTGTAGTAACATCGAACTTAAGTGCATCAGGTCTTTCATCTACTGCTAAGCCGTCATCCACGCCTTGGAAGTCTCGGATAGCCGGGGCACCATACCCCAAGGAGGTGGTGAGCTTGTAGCTTGTCGGAGTCTCCGAGTATAAAACCCCTAGCTCTCGTTGGGACTGGACCCCCAAAGGAACCCCCTGAAAGACCGTCCACTCAGACGGATTCTCGTTCACCAGCTCGGACCAAGGTGTGATGGTCTCCCAAAAGGCACCGTCATTACTGGTCATAGCAGGGGCGTTTGTTACGCTTGCCGATGCAACAGCAACGAACTTACCAATCTCTGGTGCCCAAGTAACGGCCTCCCATGTCTCGGTGACAGCCGGGGCTGTGCCATCATTCCAGGTGGTTCCGTTGTCGCTGTACATAGCAGAGGTGGATCCAGGGCCAACAGCAACAAAGCGGGCAAGATCCGGAGACCACGCCACGCCACGCCAAGACGTATTGGTCTGCACAACAGCTACCTCGGTCCAGCTAATACCGTCAGAGCTATGCAGCGCGAAACCATCAGGGCCTACCGCAACAAACTTCCCTAGAGATGCAGACCATGCAACAGCTCGCCACACCCTGTTGGAAACAGTGCGCAGTGTCCAAGTGATGCCGTCAGGGCTAGTGGATACGTTCTGGCCACCATAGATGGTAAGGGCGCCAACAGCAACGAAGAGGCCAAGCTCCGGCGCCCAAGTAACATCTCTCCAGGACTGGGTGCCAATGACGCGGGAGGTCCAAGTAATGCCGTCCGTACTTGTGTAGCACTGCGAGCTGCCGCCAACAGCAACGAACGTGCGAGCTGCTTGTGACCACACACAGGCGTATGGCCAAGTTAAGCCTGTAGCAGGTCGCGGTGTCCAGTGTATCCCATTATTGCTGGTGTAGAGGAGACCGCTGCGACCGAGGGCAACAAACAGATTCAGATAACCAGACCATTCAACAGCAGTCAGGTTTATCGAGGCAGGGACCCCCTCCACAGGAGACCAGACTTCACCATCAGAGCTGACCATCATGGATGTAGTGGACAGCTCTGCCACGGCTACAAAGAGGCCAAGCTCTGGCGACCATGCAACATCTTGCCACTGACTGGTATCAATTGGAGGAGGGGCAACTGTCGCGTCAGCAACAGCGTCTGCCAGCTGTGCGTCACTGGCTTTATCGTAAACAATACCTTTGCCCTCGAACGTGCGGAAGACTACATCACCTGTGGTGGCACCAAGGGCGGATCGCACACCTGGTAGTTCAAAGGTTTGCACCTTTGCGGAGCCAAGCGCCAGGTCAGAGTTCAAGGTAACATAACTGGACCCGGAGATACCTTCCTCCAGGTCCAGCGCCTTGCGGCGAGACGCGCCTGTCTCCGAAGCGAATGCAAAGTTTAGCGCATTCCTGACAGCATTCTCCGGAGCACCAGCCAGCTGGTTTAGATCAGTGACTACACCCTTGCTCAGGTCATTGTAGTTCTTGACTAAGGACTGTCTTGCCATGTTATGTTACTCTTAGTTGAGGGCTACTTCGATGTCATCGTCGTCGTCAGCATCTCCGTCGAATGCTGTGGGCTCTGCACCCTCAAAAGTGGGAGGAGCATCTTGCACGGCATCCTTGACGGCATCCACTACGCTCTGCCCGCCACCGGCATGCGGGCGCTGGATGTCGGGGTCCAACTTAAACTGCTTGGCACGCCGATCCTGCCACACGCTCAGAGACGTAGCAACCTCCTCGATATTGGTGAAACGGCCCGTCAGCAACTCGGGCAGCTGACCGCCCTCTTTGAATGACAGTTGGATCAGGCCGCGCTGGTCGAGTTTGAGCTGGATAGTCTTACTTTCGACTTCCTTTGGGCCGGCTACATCAATGACAACCTCAAGGGCCTTCTTAGAAGACGAGTTAAGTTCGGCAGGCCCTTCTCGATCACGGCGCAGATCCGTAAATTTCAGTGACTGCATTACCTTTTTCTCCCGTAATTAGGTTTGCGTTTTTGTTCCCTGACTCGCTTGCTATGGCTCAGTCGGTTAAGCCCGATCTGAGCATCCCTGGCCTCGGTGGTCAGGGTTACTTGTCGTAGCTGTTCATTGGCTACGACCTTACACTTTGACACAAAGGTGGGGAACATGTTCACCGGCATCAAGGGTGTGAAGTTGTTGGCTAATACCCACGCATTCGCTCGGAGTCCTCGGGCCAGGCTCTTGCTGGCCTGCAGGGTGTTGTCCACTGCGGAGTCGTAAGCATCGAATATGAGGATATTATCATCGAACGTGGTGCAGAAGGTCGGCGCTGTATCGGTGAGCGTCCAGATCGGAACCCCCTCTGCTGTGGTGTACACCTCGACATTATCGTCGCCAGTGTTACGAGAGTAGATGAGATCCAGAAACTCTTCCGGATCTTCATAGAATGTGATGCCGCCAATGCGACTATTGGTATCGCCCGACTCAGTCGTGTCGTAGCGAATGCTGTAGACCCGAGAGATCAGGTCAGGGACTTTCATGAAGTTGGGGCGAGTCACATCGCCAAGCCCTTCCAGCTGTGTGGCTACCTTCAGGTGCGGGTAGTCCAGGCTGGCCATCATCTTCGCATACTCATTGCGGATGATATTCGCTACCCGTTCTGACTCCGGTGTCTCGCTGACATTGTTGACCGTCTCGTAGTCAAGAGAGATCGCAACATCATTGATCATTTCAAGAAGAGTACGCTTTTCCATAGTCTCGGCCTGGTTGGTAAAGAACCCTCACGTGCCTTGCGGCAGAGGTGAGGGGCTTATTACTATCTACTACTACTAGGTCTTATCAGCCAACAGGTGGGTCAGCGGAGGGATGTACTCCACCAGCACGACGCCAGTACCAGTCAGCGTATCAGACGCACCACCAGTTGCCCACTTGGCATACAGCAGGCCCGCTTCGCTGCCAATCTCAGTGCCAATCAGTGCGCCATCACCTGCATCCCAGCTGCCAGCGGTCAAATTGGCCTTGGCGCCGACGCCACCAACAGCGATCAGACCGTCGAGGTCAATCTCGGTGGTGCCATCATCGGCCTGTACAAGACCCACGTCGATACCAGTGGCATCGGCAGTGGAGGTGAAGGCATCCTCGACGTAGATCTGGCAGCTCTTAATGAAGCTGTTCGCCGGAATAATGTTGACAGTATCGTCAGTATCCGGCGCCACGTTGAGCAGAAGCGAACCAGCCGTGGTGTAGATCGGCAGAGCGATCTGACGGACCACATTCGCTTCAAGGTCAACAGCGGAGTCTACCTCGGAGCCGCGAGGACCAAAGTGGTTGGTCGAACCTTGCAGGACTTCCTTATTCATGGTTTAGCCTCCCTTACTTGTAGTCCGATGCGGAAATGAGCAGAGTTACCAGAGTCTGCGTGCGCTGCAAGCCGAAGCCCCAACGTGCTGCAGAATAGAACTCATCACGACGCATACGGACGTTACGGTCGCCTTCAAAGTACGGCTGCTGACGCCAGGCCCCCATGATGGGAGTCTCGGTATCATCACCAACGCACATGAACAGACAGGCGATACCAGAAGTCACTGTCGCAGAGCCGGAAGGCGCCGCCACGGTGATGCCAGTGGTGTCAACGGTTTCATTGCTAACACGCGGCAAGCGGTTGCTGATGTACACATCGAAGCCCATGATGTTACGGATGAAGCGCATGTTCTTGCCAAAGCCGGACTCAACAATACCCGTGAACTCGGGGTTGTTGGAGGCATTGACCAGGTTGCCCAGAGCATTCAGGGCAGCTTCAGCCAGTGGGTCAAAGATCGCAATACGACCTTCGTCAGGGGCATTCGCCTTATCCAGAGCCAGCTTGGCATAGATAAAGTCCTCGATGTCTACCACATTGTTGTTACCGGAGGCAACAAAACGGTGAGCATAGCCGTTGATGGCATTGGCATTCGCAGCGGTCTGACCATTCGGGCCAGCGGCCAGCAAGTCGGACTCGTAGCGTTCCTTGATTGCGCGGAGCTGCTTGGGCACAATCGCGGCATCGAACTGTTGGGCCTTCCAGGAATCCTGGCGGACCTTATCAGTCATGTAAACGCCGTTACCAACGTACTCCGTAATGGTGAGCGTGATCTCACCGGAATCCATCGGATCAACCGGAGTGGGTTGATCTTCAGCCAGGTCGCGTAACACCAGATCACCAAAGGTGGTGATGTGCAGGGTGTCGCCATCTTGGAAGTCCGTCACATCTCGGTGGATGCCTTCCGGGAGGAAGTCGTCCTTCAGTGTATCCAAAATCAGATTGGAGTACACCTCTGCCCGACGAAGTGCAGAACTATTGTCAGTGGTATTCCCAGACATTGTTTATCTCTCCACAGGTTATAGTTAGTTACTGTAGCCGCCAACACCGGCAGCAGCCATCTTGGCTGCAACGTGCTGAATACGATCTCGCTCGCTCATTTTGACAATGTTGACGGGCTGTTCATCTCGCTGCGGTGTAACGCCGGCAGGAGGGATGACTGTGCCTTGAGATGGCTGATGCGCAGCACCAGGGTCCTTCGGCAAGAACAGACGGGCGAATGCTTCAGGGCTTTCCTTGCCAAGAGCATCAACCTGCGCCAGAGACATTTTGAGGCTGGCAGCTAACTCAGCAACCTTTTGTACGGAGTCTTTCCCGTAGGCTGCCGCTGCTGCTGCCTCGCAACCTGCGAGGTTCTCAGCCTGTTGCGTCTCTGTCTGTGTCTGTGCAATCATACCTACTGCCAGCTTGGCAGCATGGGCGACGAGTTCATCCTTACTTAGCTGTTCGGTCTGAGCAGCCTTTCCAGTGTCATCATCTCTTCCATCTAAGCCGTCTACGATCTTCTTCAGTCGTTCGATCTCCGCGTCCTGCGAAGCGAGACGCTCACGGTCTGCCTTACGCTCTGCTTCCAGCGTTGCGATGTGGGACTGTGCGCTCTCAATGTTCTTCACGACTGAGTCTGCATCTCTGAAGGCTCGGTCTCCTGCTACTAAGAAGGCGCTAGTATGGTCAGTAGCGGTAGCTTTTGTAGCAGCTTCTTTTGCAGCTTGGTCGGCTGCGATTTGTTCAGGGGGTTTTGTCTCATCACCTGAAGGGGGTTCAAAAGGCATTGCAATGTCTCCTGTCGGGAGTAAGTTATAGTGACTCCAAGAGTTTCTTCCGTCTCTTACGCGCCTCTTGGACTGCGGTAAGACCTTTACTCACTAAGCCTGTTGTCTGCTTGACAGCCTGCTCAGCTTGTTTCTTACGCTCTTCCAGTTCCTTATTTCTTTTTGCCTGCCGCTCCGCCCGCTCTTGGGCTGCGCTCTTCGTTCTGGTCTGGGGCATGATGTGTCACCTTGATGTTGAAGATCTCGTGGAGCACCTCTTCGATAGTCCGCAGTGCCCCGTTGTGGTCTGCCTGCTGGTATGGCCAGGCGGGTAAGCCATAACTACGATTGGCTGTCTGCTCTCCATGGAGCTGGTGCCACTTCCTCTGGAGGACAGCCACGGCCTTTTCTCGGAAGAGGGCAGCATCTGCATAAGAGGCCAGCACCGCCTTCCTTTCGTCAGCATCCGCGATATGTCGAAGGATTAGGTGTGAGGGCTGATCGCTCATGCCGGCACCTCTGCTACATCCTCGCTCTCGCCCTCTTCCAGGTCAATGGCATCTTCATCCTCTAGCTGACGTTGGGCTGCACCCATCAACCGCTGCGCCTCCATCTGTTCTGGAATACGACCGTAGGGCTGCATGATCCCGTAGCTTTCAAACTCCATGAACTCTTCCCAGATCTGTGCTAAGCGTACTGACGGGAAGTGTTGACGAAGCTCCGCATCAGTTGACAACACGCCTTGCTGGAACTGCAGCAGATTCTGCGCTAGCTGGGCCTGCTTGGCGTAGTGCCGGGCACCTGTTGGGACCAGCTTGCCAGTCGCCTGCAGGTCGGCTGCGCTAACTTCCTGAAAGATCTTCGCACCCGTAGTCTCGTCATCGAGACGGATAGTATCCTTGGTCTGGGCAAGATACTTTCGCGCCAGCTGCGCCTCTGCATTGATAATGTCTTCAAGGATCGCCGACTCAAACTCCTGCATGTTATGCTGGAAGAAGCGGCTCCTGTTTGTCTCCAAGGTGCCGACCTCAAACTTCGTCTTCTCACCAGGAGTACGAACACCAATCCCTTCGCTGGGAGCCCCAGCATAAAGTTCCATCTTCTTTTCTGTTTGCTCGATCTTGAAGTCGGCATTCAGGACGGTCGCATCAGGTGCCAGGTTCTTCACATCACCGCTGGTGTCTACATAGTAGAGCTTAGAGCCCTTCTCATCAACTGTCTCATCAACAATGCCAGCGATCACACGGTCGGGAAGAAGCATCTCATCAAACGCATCGGCTCGGGCATTCTCCAAGTGGTTGATGTAATACTGCATGCCCAGTAGGTTCTCAAGGGCGCCCATTCCGTAACCGCTGGTCTTGCGTTCCCGATAGCGAGCATGGAAGATCATGGGAAGGCCGTTGTAAGTATCGACGGGTGCTTGGCGTGCAACGTATCGACGATCAACAACAGTGATGCAGTAGTTCTTCAGCAGCTTCCCGCTATCGAGGTCGAAGATATCACCATAGAACTCCAGGATCTCTACGTGATTACCACGGATATAGGTATCGTAGCTACCGAAGCCATCCAGCTCCAGCTGGACAGCCTGGTTCACATCTTTAGGCTTAGCCTCTTTCGCAGCTTGTCGATCCCGTACCAGCTTCTCAAACACTTCTGCCTGATAGGCTTGCTCGGGAGACTCTTCGATATCTCTTGCCAGGCTGCCCAAGGTCTTCACTGTGCGAATAATCTTGGGAGAGGCAGCAAAGCTCTCTGCTAACGGGTTAAACACAATATCCGCCATTCGGATACGACGAATAACAGGCCCTTGGTAGCCTTGGTGGACCTCACCGTCACTTGTGGTATGCGTGCTATTCTGGTAGTATACCTGAGCAAAGCAGTCACCGTCCAACCAGTCAGAGACCAACGTCTTGACTTGGCCACGAAACTTGTTCGGCATCTGCCGGTGCTTCGTACGAAGGTACGCTTCAATCTTCGCCTTCGTATCTTTATCCAAGCTCTTGTCGTCTTCTGCATCAAAGCGGAAGAAGTTGTCATGCGGGATCAGGCCGCTGACATAATTGGCTAAGAGGTTGTCATAGATCTGGGTCAGCTTAGGACGGTGGGTCGTATGATTGTGGCCATTATCTTTATTGCCAGTTGTCTCGGTGCTCGTGGCATATAGGTACTGGTGAACTTCGGCTATCTCTGCCTCACGGGCATTTTTGGCCGTTTTCCAAGTATCCCAAAGGCTGGCAATCTCAGATGCCATTGCATCTGGATTCCCGATGATAGCCTTAAACATGTCTATGGAATGCCCAGTCATCTTGGCTCCTAACGTCTGCGCCCGCCAAAGCGGCTGGCACCCATGTGTGTGTTATTGTTCTGCGCAACAGCTGCAGTAACTCGCGGACGGACAACACCTTTCTTAGCATTGTCTACTGCAATCGTCAGCGCATCTCGTAAGTCATCGTGTCGTGGGCGCAGGGAGGTGATCTGCAGCTCCAGTTCAGAGATGATGCCACCCTTGTAGTGAAGGATGGTGCTACCATCATAACGTGGTTCGAGGATAGCAGCTGCTCGCTCCTCCTTTGATTGATTACGAGGCACTGTCTTCCCAACAACAACCAAGTTCAGCGCATTCTCTCGAACCAAGTTCTGCAGGGCCTCGACAATGAACTTACCCGCGCTCTCGCTCTCCACATGCAGCTTTCGGAATCGCCACATATCATATGCCTTGGCGATGTGGCGATAGTACACGCTGTACTTCGAGGTCTTAAACTGGACTGCATCGAGCACGTATATAAAGCCGTCGCTATCAACACCTATAATGACAATCGCAGTATAGTCAGCACGCTTGCCATTCTTGCCCGTCTCATCTGTCCAGGCCAAGTCCATGCCGGCAGCAATCTCAAGCCGCTTGTCTCCGTAGTACCAAGTCTCTCCAACACGCTGTAACCCCTTGCGGCTATAGTAGTGGAAGCCGGCGTGGTCGCCAGCCTTCACCATATTTGGGTCGTTGTAATACTGCGCGTAATACTGCGCGAGAGTGCCGATGGATACGAACTCAGTCTTCTTCTGGATCAGGACATTAAAGTCGAATCCGAACCACTGTCCTGTAGTTGGAGACTGCACCCGAGGCCAGAGGTATGTGCCGAGGCCGTCGCCTCTGGACTCAACCTGCCGGTTAAAGACCTGCCACTGCTTATCAGATCCAATCTGCTCTCCGGTCTCCATATTCAAGATAGGCGTCTCGGCATCAATCATCTTACCGTAGATATCCTTCTCGTCGTACCGCGTGCCGGCAGCCTTGGTAATGGCACCAGTATTTTTAACAGCAGCAAAGTCAGCAACGGTGTCCTCTACCAGCTTGCGACCTGCATCCGTATAGGCATTGTTCTTAGTAACTACGTCATCGAGCACAAGGGCATCACAGTGCAATCCGGTTGCCGAGGAGCCGATAGTCTTAATGATTACGGTATAGTCACGCACGCGGCGTTCCTTATAGACCGGGTGATCCGTGATGATCGACCAGGTGGACCACTTCTCTCGGTCAGCCTCATTCTCAGCAAACATCTCAGGCCAGAGCGTGACATACTCCTCGCAAGTAAACATGTCCTTGATGGCTTTCATCTGCACAGTGGCGAGGTCTTCGCCAGCAGTCAGGTATATGACAGTCGTCCACGGCTCCTTAGTAACCTTCCAAACAACCCATACAGCCATGCAGTGGCTCTTTAGGTGGCCACGAGGATAGAGCACCAGCTGGTAGGCTGCAGCCCTGGCAACATCCTCATCATCACTCTCAGTTCGTTCCAGGATGGAGAACAGCTCGTAATGCGCCTCTCCATACATGTACAGCGGGTTGATGTACTCAGCGAAGGCATGAAGCGAGTCCTCGTAATACCGCCGAAGCGGGAGGGCATCCTCATCAATGTCCAGCTCCCACTCAGGTCTCGGTTCCATGCTTGGCCTCATGCTCTTTCTTCAACTGTGCCAGCCGGTTTTTCTTGGCCTGGGCCTTCTTATCCTTCTCGGCCTCTTTCTTCTGCTGCTTGGTGGCAGGTCGGCCAACCTCTCGCTTGGTGGCAGGGGCGGCCATGTCCAGAACCTTGCGGGCAGCAGAGGTATCTCCTCGCTGGGCCTGCTGCAAGAGTGCCCGCTTGCCTGCGCTGGCATCACGGTCTTGCATATCTTGTCGCCACTGCTCCAGGCCATCAAAGCCCTTGGTCTTATCTCCTTCGATAAACCAAGTACACTCCAAGAGTTTGCGCCAGTGACGGAGAGAGCCAACTAGCTTCGTGGCAGCATCATACTCATCAATGCTAGTCATATAGACTAAGTAAGCGCTGAGGAGCCCTCTGTCGGCTGTATCTCGCAGTGAGTATACGGGGGTGTAGTTCTCTTTCGACCCACCCTGGATCGTCTCAGCAAACAAGCTGGCCGTTCTCATTTGTCCGTTGGCTGCGATTAGAACGGAGCGGTCAGCATCCAATTCCTGAAAGCCCTTGAACTCCGTATACCTTGCTGCATCCACAGGATCACTCCGCGTCGATGAGCTGGTATGCCTTCATCACAACGAGCGGACCATACGCCTTGCCAATCCGCTCTTTGACCAGAGCTACATCCTCGACAGACAGAGAGACCTCGCCCTCCGCATTATGCACCTGCTGGGCGATGACAGCAAGGGTCACCTTCTTCTCTGCGCTCAGGGCATCATCACCCGGCATATTATTCAGCAGGGCAGCAATGGCTACACTGCCAAGAGTGAGAGGCTTCTCTGCCTCATCCTTCACTGGCTGGTTGGCAAGGTTGGTGATCTGGCCGGAAAAATCAATCTTCATTAGACTCACTCCTGGGTCTGTTAAAACTAACTTGCTTCGTTGAAGTCACTGAGTTTGATCAGCTCATTCTTCAAATACGTGTCGATGTTGGCGTGAGCATTGATTTGATAACTGCGAATATCAAACGCCTCATCACCGGCATCAAGTGCAGCTTGATCTTTATAAAATGCGATAATAACAGTAACCGTACTATCTCCATTGTTCTGCATACGCTGCCACTCGGCAACAGGTGCCGGGATCTCAATATCACCAAGACCTGCAATGGCCTTGGTACGGGGTTTGTTAAGCATGATTGTCACCAGTTATCTCCTTATTACGCAACGTTTACAACACCAGAATTGTTCCATAACGCACCAGCAGGCAGGCCAGCTGCAGAGGTAGGCAGGCTTGTGACTAAATAGCCGTTATTGTCGATAGTCAGCGCAGTAGTCCAGCTAATAGCCGTGTCGGCGGTGCCGGAAGGGGCTACTGCGAAGACGTGAATACCGGCAGAACCCATGTAGTACCGCGACGCGGCTGCGGTTGTCATATATCTGTCCGCAGTACCGTCACTATAGGCATTACGGCTCAATACCGGCGTGCCATTTGCATCGGCAAGTGAGGTAAGGCTTCCTAGCTGCAACACACGCCATGACGAAGACCAGCTTTCAAGAGCGCTGTTACCGATGCTGACATTTTGCTGGTAATCTATTCTCAGCCCTTCAGTAATTGCCCCCGCTGTAGTTCTCGTACTAAGAACAAGACTAGACCCTGTACCAGCGGCGAAGGACTCGGATGATATAGTAGAATGGCCGGAAGCCGATGCATTGCTATTCGTTCCGGTCAACCGCAAGGTAGCAGCGACTGACGTTCCCGTTTCAGTGATATGTAGCTTATCGGCGGGTGATGATTCCCCGATACCTATGTTAGCGTTGTTGTCGATAGTCAACGCACCGATCCAGCTGATAGCGGTATCAGCGGTGCCTGAAGGTGCTACATAAAACTTATGTGAGCCGGATGTCTGGGTATATACCGACGCCTCGTCTGTAACAATATACTTATCAGCACCATCATTGTACCAATTAGATGATAAGGACACAGCGTAAGAGCCAGTGTCATAAGTGCCCAGCGCACCTATTGCACCTAATTGTAGTATCGATCTATTGGAACTCCAATTCTCAGGTGCAAGGTTACCGATACCGACATTGCCGGCAGCATCAATAGTCATCGCTACTGCAGAGGCATTGTCGTCGATACCAACAGCGAACTCGTAGCCATCATAGGTCGCATTGACCTTGACCATTTTGCCAACATCGCCAGCGGCCAGAGTGGGCAGGTTGAGGCTGGCAGCCGATGCAGCGGCGGCATCAGCATAGGCTTCGGCAGCATCTGCATGATTGGATGCGGCCAGAGCAAAGCCAGCAGCTCCAGATGCAGAGGAAGCGGCGGCGGCGGCAGACGCAGCAGCAGCAGCCACTTGGGCCGCAATGCTGGTGCCACCAACAACAATGTCCGTGAAGTTGCCAACACCACCGTTGAGGATGTCGTTACTGTTCAGGTCAAAGTCCACCTGCATGGCATTGGTGCCATTGGTGTCATCTCCGTACACATTTAGCACACGCTCAAGGGCAGCCTGGATAGCTGCCCACTCCGCATTCATTTTGCTTTGCTGTGCAACACCGCTGCCGATGCTGGTCGCCGTATAGTCAGTTGCCATTGGCCGCTACCTTGTTGTTATTATCGGAGGACTTCCACCATGCCATGGAGGAGCATATCATCAGCTGCCACATCGACCGCATTGGCATCACGGATGTTAAGTGTATAGCCTGCTGGAACAATCAACTTGGCTGGGACGGGAACCTGGATTGTACCGTCCACCCCCGACTCTGCAACTGCCGATACAGTCTCACGGAAAATACCGGGCAAGAAGTAGTAGTGATAGTTCAAGTTCTCTGCTTGGTAAGAGCCTGGGTGGATGTGCCCGCAACTATCACCGTTCGGGTCTAGCAGCTCCAGTTCCAGAAGTCGATTACCTGCTGTTGCCGTGGCGGTATAATCAACATGTAGCCATAGCAGTTGGTAGTCATACTTGCCAAGGTTGGCGATGGTGATGTCCTTGTTACTGTCATTCACCGCCACATCTTGGATGGGTAAATACTTGACAGTGTCGCCCTTATTTGCGCCCATGAGATCCTCCCTTACGCATCAGCCGCGAAACCGTGGGTCTCTACGAGCGTAATCAGCGCATTGACCTTGGCAGTGAGATCCGCCACGGCCTGGCCTAGCTCGGCCACAGTCGGGACATCGCCATCCGCAATGGTATGGGTATCACCGGCAGTCGGTTCGTTGGCTGTCCAGGTAATATCGTAGGACGGGATGTTGGTCTGCTGATCGGTAATCATCGGGTTGTTACTGGGATCAACGAGCTGAGCCTTAGAAGCGCGGGGGTTTGCCATGATAATATTCCTCAGTGATTAGTGGGTTACTTTTTCTTCTTCTTTGGGAGTGTCTTCAGGGTCTGGGCTAATCGCGCCCTCTGCCCAAGTTTGCCCGGCTTCTTCGCCGCAGCGGCCAGCTTACTGGCTGGGATCTTCTTGCCGGCAGGGATGCCAAGCTGCTTGTGCAGGGCTCCTGGCTTCTTGATGGCTTTCTGGATCCACTTCTTATTCTTCTTCTTGGCTGCCATTGTACTTCTCCCTTTCTGTAATCGTAACTACTTGAATGTAGTCCACATAGTCAGGGTTGTCAGCCAGAACTCCGGTATATCCTGTAGCCAGCGCCGTGACAACCCTTTCCTCTGGATCACTGTCGTGAAGCCCCACACTCCACCAGATCGCATGAAGGATTTCGTGAGTGAGCGTATCCAGAATCAGCACATCAGAAACACCCTCAACGACCAGATCGATAGTCTGATCCGTCGAATGGAACTGCCCATAGACTTCGTTGGCTCGTTGCCAAAGATCCCCGCGCTGTACGACCTTATACCTGTAAGCACCCACCTTGATGTGGGCCGGGATCATCTCGTTGCAGTTCATATGCCGCGACTACCGCTGCTCATGATACGGGGCTCCACATTCTTGGCAAACCAAAGTGCCGTCTTCGTCAGTAACCGGGGAGCTGCAGCAGTTGCAGCTGGCCTCTGGGGTGCTATCCAGATCTTCGTCAAAGCACATGACGGCCTCCAAAATAAGTGACCCGCCAGGGTGCGCTGAGCCTACGGGAAGCGGGGCGGGTGCTGTTGCATTAAAGGCGGCCCTGATCCCTGAGTGGTGTGGGCGGGCCGCCTCGGACCAGTATGGGCTGATCCGGACATCGAGCTAGGGCTGCCTTGCTCCATTTTTGGGCTTGGTCTTATGCGCTGCTCGGGCAAGAAAGGCTGGTGAGATGTCGGGTAAAATTTCCTTTCCTATCCACCTTAGACAACAATTCTCAGAAAAGGTTCAAATTATTTTCAAATTATTTTAGGCCATAGGCCGTCCGCGCCGGATTTTTCATCACGTCAGTCTGCTACCTGGCCTACCGGCACAGGAGGAGTCACCTCCCTAGCCTTGCGTGTTGATTTCGTGTAAGTGTCTGAATGACAAGGCATAACTAGCAGTTGGTGCCGATCTTGTTGCCGATGTGGCCCTCACTTCGTAAGTACAGGGCGGAGGCACTGCAGTTTCTTCCACCTTGCTATGTCCTGCAGGCGCTTCCCTACCATCCACCGGAAGATCGGGGCAGCCGACACAACGACCCAGCCCGGCCCTACCTCAATCCCAGCACAGGCATAGCCCGTGTCCACTTGATACCACATATCTGCCTCCATGTCGATCTCAGTCCGGGCTTAGCCGGCCCAGGAAGTATAATTTTGTGCAGCAATTTGGCTGGGGTCTAATGCACTAGCACAAGGCCCCACACCCCCCTATATGGGGTCCAGAATGATTCGCACCTGGAACGGACTTTTATTTGAGAATGATTCGTAAATGCGAACTGATGTTACCTGGTAACGGTTGTCAGGTGAGATATGCTATCAGTTAGGAATAATTCCGGACAGGTGCGATTGGGTGGTTTGACCCCCTAAGAACATACTGACCGCATAAGAACGAACTAAGTATACTGAATACAAACTAAATACTAATATACTACTAAGTACGAGCTAAGGCCGGAATGGGTACGGCAGGACGGATGAGGGAACTACTGGACGGATAAGCTGTCTAACGGGGCTCTATTAGTATAGTTTGTTATCCTTTGTTCCATTGCGCTCCAAAGCCGCGAGGCTTCTTTTTGTCCGGGCTTACTACGTAAGAAAAGATAAGGGTTTAGACACCAAATATTCTACTTAGTTCAATATATCTATCACTAGTAATACTTATCACCTTATAAAATCTTTTTGCTTTACTTGGTGTCAAGGTTTGTGGTCTCATGTCGATAACGATTACAGGTAAGGCGAAACAAGAGGCGAGACCATGAGCGAACAACAGATTGCGGCGCTATACGCTAGGCTGGAGCGCATCAACCAGCTAAAACGGAACTATGTGCAGATATTACTTGACAGTGTGGCACTGGACCCGGTATGGTCGGGGGCAAGGTTAACAGAGGCCGCCGAGATGTGGCCGGAATTACGGGAGACTTGTAATGTTTGATTCAATACACTATAGCGGGGCTGATTTCTTTCTAGCAGCTGACGAGCTACACGGTGACCTGCTAGACGCGCTGGTAGATTGTGGGGCACCGGGGCAGGACGCGAGCGAAGCGGTAGCTTATGTCCTAAAGCATTACACTGTCACGGGTGACAAAACAAACTGTGCCGACTATCTTAAGGGCTTCGGCGCGTGGGATGACGAGGAGCTAGCAGACCACGAGGAAAACTTGCGCCGCTTGGTATGGTTGACAGGGTGCGGGCTAAGGGAAGATAGCGAGGTATATTTCTCCGCATACTAAGGCTTGACGCCAGGCCGGACAATATGAGACGATAGCACCAACAGAGCAAACGAGGTGAAAATATGAGCATGAAACAGGTCAGCCTGGAACTGGTCGCCGATGCGACTGGCGAAGTAGACCCCTCGCGGGTGCGCGTGGTGGTAAGGCTGGGAGACGGCGACGTACGCAGCTATCACCTCACACCAATAGCAGGGGTAATAGCACTACACCAATGGGCTGCGTGCGGTCACAGAGTAGTCCAAACCATTGAACGAAGGAGGTAGCAACAATGACACACTTTCTAATTCACTTGTATCGCGTGCCGTTTGTGTGCATGCTTGCTAAAGATATCTACCAGGCCGAGGCATACGCGAGGGAGTTCACCAGAGGCCAGCCAGGTTACCATGTAACGGAGGTATGCAACCATGGGTAAGTACAACGGACACAAAAATTGGACACAGTGGAATGTCTCCCTGTGGGTTAACAACGACGAGGGGTTATACCGGGAGGCCGTCAGGTTGTGCCGTCGCATGTCACGGAAGGACGCAGCGGAGGCCATGCTCGGTTGGCTGCAGGATATGGGCTTGACAGAAACCCCGGACGGTGCTAAATATAGCGTAACAGCTATCCAGGCCGCTATGGTAGGGCTATGAGCCGAAAGGTTACGCCGTACTTCTCAGCGGAGCACCGGGCACCGGACTAGTAATTCAAAAGGAGAGCAACACCATGAAAGTTCAGCAGATGATCAGCAAAACGAGCGGAAACCCTGTAGCAAACCAGTTTATCCTGCGGGGCACCTTCGATGGCGGCCAAGCACTAGGTATGCTGCACCGTGCGAAGGTGTTCCAATCCTATGACTCTGTCATTGCCGTAGTGGTAGAGGGGAAGACATTCCTGGACGCTAATACGTGGGACTACTCACGCACGACTAGCAAATACCGCAACCAGTTTCTCGGGGAGAGTACACAAGAGACCAAAAACAAAATTGCCAACGGTGAGTATCAACTCGTGGAGCTGAACCATGAGTAGGCGTCTGCGTGTGTTGGTGGCCTGTGAATTTTCTGGCCGGGTGCGAGATGCGTTCATCAACTTAGGGCACCAAGCGTGGTCAGTTGACCTGCGTCCGGGGGAAGGTAAGTTTTTGACAGGCACGCGCGGTGGACACTATCGCGGCTCCGTCTTTGATTGTGAGCATTACCTCGGCCCTTACGAAAGCTTCGACTTGCTAATTGCCCACCCTCCATGCACATACTTGACAACGGCGGCAGAATGGGCATATAGTGAAAGGCCAACCATCAAAGGAAAGCCGCGCAAGATGAAGCCGGGAACACTGATCGGGGCCGAGAGGCAACGAGCGAGGCAGGCAGCCCTTGCCTTTGTAGATGCGTTGTGGAAGTTACCCATTAAGCGTAAGTGTATCGAGAACCCGCGAGGTGTGATCCCGCGATACCTCCCGCACCTACCTAAAGCACAGTGGATCCAGCAATATGAGTATGGGGAGGATGCAAGCAAGAGTACCGGACTTATCCTTGACAACTTGGCACAACTGGTTCCGACTAAGTATATCCCACCTCGAATGGTGTGCAAGTGTGGGGCTACCGGCACTCCGGAAGAGATGGCGCACGGGTGTCAAAAGTGTGGGGCAGAGTGGGGCACACTAAAACCAAGGTGGGCGAACCAGACAGACGCGGGACAGAACAACCTCCCTCCTAGCGAGGACAGGGAAAAGCTCCGCTCTCTAACCCCTCGTGGGTTGGCCGAGGCGATGGCTCAGCAATGGGGCGGCCAAGTTTGGGGTCCACAAGTTTTGGGCAGCGGCGAAAACGTGTGAATGCAGCGAGAGTAGGCACAGCCGAAGCTAGCCAGGCCAGTAGCCGCTGCCCACTTTAACAATAGGAGCGAGACCATGATTGTACAACTGATCCATTCTGAAGAAGATGACGACGTGCATTGGGTAGCGTGCGACACCTTGGAGCAAGGGAGCAGGCTAGGCCAGCGAGAGTTCGGGGCAGCTCCCGGGCCTCATCAGATATTTTCGGACTGTGAAGACGACGACATCATTGCAGGGGGCGGCGTTGATGCGGACTACAGGGAGAGGCGTCATGACTGACACGTACATGCGACATCACCACATTAAGCTGGGCCTCTTCATCCTGCTGCTGTTCCTAATGATAGCGGACGCAGCAACCACAGCGCACATGATTGTGAAAGTGGGCACGTATGACATCGAGGCAAACCCGCTAATGAAGCTGCTCTTGGTGACTACGGACAGCGTGCACAGTTTGTGGGTGGTCAAGCTGATAGTGATGGCACCTCTTTGGATACTGCTGACACACGTCAAGAACAGCTGGCTGGTTGCGGTGTGCACCGTCTATCTGGTGGTGGTAGCAAACAGCCTTTGGATTATCAACACAGTAGGGTAGGAGGTGAGACATGTTAGAACATTGCATAACAATCCATGAGCTGATGTTCCCAATGGTGATGGCCTTTGTCATCGGTGGCATAGTAGGGGCGGTCACAGCTGCCCACCTGGCGAGCAACCGAGAGGAGTAGGATCATGAAACAGTGGGCACTAGCAGCAGCAATGATGGTGATGGTCGGCACAGCTCAGGCGTGCGAGCACCAGGCTTACTCAGCCACACTGGGCAGCGTCCACCTGTTTCAGAACCCTAAGTCAGTGACGCACCACAATGGGATCAACCCTGGCCTGGGAGTGGAGTGTGACAGCTACCAGGTGGGAGCGTACTACAATAGCATTGGCAAGTGGACAGTGTACGCCGGGCGAGTGGTGGAGGGCAACCCATACTTCGGGCTGAAGTACGGACTGGCGACCGGGTATCTAAAGCCAGTTATCCCCTACGTGGCAGGATATGTCAGGCTGGGTGAACACTGGGAGTTGACAGCGATTCCTAAGACGGAGTACAATCCCTTGGTAGTAGGGCTATCAGTGAGGTGGTGAGATGCTAAGCAACAAAGAGATCAACGAATATGAAACCCTATTGCAACGACAGGCAGATGGTGATACACTATCCCTGACAGAGCAAGACAGGCTGTATCAACTGGAACAGAAAGCCGCATACCACGGCGAGGAGGAGTAACATGGGTAGTATCGGCAAGATGATAAGACCGCAGCGGCTGGAAGGCGAGACCTTCGAGCAGTACCGCAGCCGCAGGGCAGAAGCGAACGCAGCCATCAAGAGGTTTCGGCGTGGTCGCTTCATCTGGGAAGCCATCAAGGTGGTGACCATGGAGCTGAACGCCAAGGGCTTCCCGGTGATGGGAGGGATGGTGGGCGAGGATGGTGTGGTGGCCTACACTAGCCGCTTCCGGCGCAAAGTGCAAGGCACCTACGACAAGGCCAAGCACGGCCCCATCGGCACACCCCGCTATAAGGCAGCGTAGCGTAGCTGAGCAAGCAACCCACAGTAAGTAAGAGGTGACTCACATGAGCAAGCGAAACAGCAGGAACCCACGTCCCAAGCTGAAGCTGGGCACACTGAAGACCCGGCCTGGTTTCCAGCTGATTATTCAGATCGGAAACTTCCCGCGCATCAAGCGGTACTTCGTATCACCAGCGCACTACCTGACAAAGCAGGGCGCCATTGATGCAGGCAAGCGGTGGCTGGTGCGCGAGGGGTACGAGGCGCACATCAAGTACATCCACACCCACCGTGTGTACCGTGGCCCAGCTGCCGAGGACAAGGCACCGAACCCTCGCCAGGTGCACGCGGCAGCGAAGCCGGTGACCCGGTGGATACACGAGCCCAGAGTGCGGGCGGAGCTAGGTATTAAAGACAAGTTCTAGGGAACTATTTCGACAGCTTGGTGTCTAAGCCCAAGTATACAGGAGGATTCATATCATGCTAGACTTAAACAAACCGATTCAAACGAGGGCCGGGCACCCCGTCCGCATCTTGGCGACGGACATCCACGGCTGCTACCCTATCGCGGCTGCCATAGGCGAGTCCCACTACCTGCGCAGCCCTGTCGTACGCCAGTACGACCTAGAGGGTTCGCTCCGGGGATCTGGCAGCCGACGACTGCGGAAGACTGCCCTTGACTTGGTCAACGTGCCGGAGAAACGAACCCTCTTCCTGAATATCGGCTATGCACCCCATCTGCCACAGCGGTTCTACGTCAGTGGTGCCTACCTCTCACGGAGGGAGGCGGACGAGTGGGCGTCGGAGGAGCGCATAGCCTGCAAAGAGATCACGGTGGTTGAAGGGGAGGGCTTGTAATGTGCACCCGTATCAGATGTGAGAAGTGCGGACAGCTGGTGGACTATGACGAGGAGACGGATGGCCCCGCCCTTCACCAGTGCGTGGATGACTTCGACACAGACGAGCTAACCCTTCGCTCGCTTGACTTTGACAATGACACCTTCCCCGATGACGAGGATTTATGACACAGGAACAAGGGCAGTTAGTAGAGCACATTGGTCATGATGAGTGCGGCTCAAGCGACGCCCTGGCTGTGTACGAGCGGGCAGATGGCAGCCACAACGGGTACTGTTGGTCGTGTGAGGCATGGGTAGCTGACCCGTACGGAGAGCAGGACGGACAACCGAAAGGGAAGAAGCAGTTCGGCGGCCTTGGCAAGATCATGACACCACAGGAGAAGCTGGCCCGCATCACGGAGATCTACAATACCCACCAGGTGAGGGATCTCACGGATCGAGGCATCCGCAAGGACACGGCAGCTTACTTCGACGTGCGTGCATCGGTAAGTGGCGGCGATGGGGTGACACCTTACGAGCACTACTACCCCATGTACAAGGGCGGCCAGATGGTGGGTTACAAGATCCGACGAGTGGAGGACAAGCGGTTCTCCCAGCTTCTGCTTGAGACCGATGTCGAGCTGTTCGGCCAGTACCAGGCAGCGCACACTGGCGCCAAGAAGCTGTTCATCACCGAGGGTGAGTGCGATGCCATGGCTGTGTTCCAGGTGCTACGAGACCTGTCGAAGGGTACAGAGTACGAGCACTATATGCCTGCCGTGGTATCCATCGTGCGAGGTGCGAGTAAGGAGGTGGCAGCGACCAAGGTGGTGAACGAACTGGCAGCACAGCGTGCCTTCATCGACAAGTTCGAGGAGGTAGTGCTGATCTTCGACCAGGATGAGCAGGGCAAGGTGAGTGCTGAAGCTGTGGCCAAGCTGTGGCCGGAGAAGGTGAAGATCGCCAAGCTCCCCGGCAAGGATGCCAACGCCATGCTGAAGGACGGCAAGCTGCAAGAGCTGAAGCGAGCCATCATGTGGAACGCTGACACCTACAAACCCTCCGGCATCAAGACGGTGGCGGATCTGCGAGAGAAGGCACGAGAGAAGGCACAATGGGGAGAGTCTTGGCCTTGGCCTACCCTTACCCGGCTGTCGTTCGGCATTCGCAAAGGCGAGCTTATTGGTGTTGCCGCTGGCGTGGGTGTTGGTAAGACCAGCTTCTGGCACTCCTTGGAGGAGCATGTCATCATTGGCCATAAGCAGAAGATCGGTGTCTTCATGTTGGAGGAGCCGAACCCGAAGACCTTGAAGATGATTGCTGGTAAGTTCAGAGGCAAGCAGTTCCACAACCCGGAGGTGGCGTACGATCAGGCTGAGCTGGATGCAGCTATTGACGACTTGGATGGCAAGATCCTGCTGTACGATCACAATGAGGACCGCACTTGGGATACGATCAAGGCAACCATCAGGCACATGGTATTGGTAGAGGGGTGCAAGTATATCATCCTGGACCCCATCTCTGCACTGACCGCGCACTTGGACAGCAGCAAGACCAATGATGAGCTGAACCGTATGTTCGGTGAGGTGTCAGCGATGGCCGAAGCTCTCGGCTTCACGCTGTTCTATAGCTCTCACCTGAATGCGCCGGAGACAGGGGCACCGCACGAAGAGGGTGGTCGTGTTAAGCTGGCACAGCTCACCGGCAGCCGGGCGATGATTAAGTGGTCCCACTACATCATCGGGCTTGAGCGCAACACTCAGGCAGAGGATCTGGTGGAGCGCAACACGGTGACGTGCCGTGTGTTGAAAGATAGAGAGCACGGAAGGACCGGCGCCTTCCCTATTGTGTACAACCCAGAGACTGGTGAGTTCGCTGAACCTACGGTCCCCACGACAGGAGCAACGTACTGATGAATGCGGATAAGAAACCACTAATCCTACCACCAATACCAGCTGGTCGTGACATCTACACCGCGCTGCAGCGAGAGATTAACACTCGCTGCGGTAGCACGGTCTCCCGTCACGAGGCCAAGCTGATCCTGCATGACGTCCTGTACGGCAGGGAGGCACAGGGATGAAGCCATTGCTAGCAGCAGCTGTGAAGGACACCGGAGCGATCAACTACCCGGTGCTGGTCAGCCCTAAGTTGGACGGCATTCGCTGTATCATCAAGGACGGGCAGGTGCTGAGTCGCAGTCTCAAGCCGATACCGAACCGTCATGTCCAGCAGCTGTTCGGCAGGCCGGAGCTGGAGGGGTTGGATGGGGAACTGATCGTCGGAGATCCGACCGATCCCCATTGCTTCAGCATCACCACGTCAGCTGTGATGTCGCACGAGGGAGAGCCGGACGTGGTGCTGCATGTGTTCGATGTGTACAACCAGCTGCACACACCGTTTCATATCCGTATTGGCAACGCCTCGGCCATGGTGTACAATGCCGGGCATCCAGGTGTTAGCTACGTCGAGCACTACCAGGTGAGCAGCGAGGAGTTACTGCTGGCATTCGAGCAGCATTTCTTGGATCAGGGGTATGAGGGGTTGATGGTCCGTTCCTTGGATGGTGAGTACAAGCATGGTCGATCCACCCTGAAGCAGGGCATCCTGCTCAAGCTGAAGCGGTTCGTGGATAGCGAGGCCACGGTGGTGGATGTTGAGGAGCGCATGCACAACGAGAACGAGGCCAAGGTCAACGCTCTCGGGCAGACTGAGAGGTCGTCCCACAAGGAGGGGCAGGTGCCAGCGGGTGACTTGGGTGCACTGCACGTACAGGATCTGGAGACGGGTATTCGCTTCAAGATCGGGACTGGGTTCACAGCAGAGCTTCGTGCTACACTGTGGGCTCAGCGAGATACGCTACTCGGCAAGGTGGTGAAGTACAAATCCTTCCCTGTCGGTGTTAAAGAGGCGCCCAGGTTCCCTGTGTTCTTGGGCTTCCGGGATAAAAGGGATATGTCATGAATCTGACTAGCTGTGGCAACTGCGGGGTTGTCTTGGACAAGAACAAGCTGAGCTTCCCTTGTGAGGATGACCTGTGGAACGAAGACGGCAGTGTGAACACGGAGAAAGCAGAGTGGCACGATCCCTTGGAGGCGTTTGTCGCAGCTGTGCCTTGCCCTGTTTGCAGGGAGTTGGTGCCCGATGCTTAGGCTAGTTGCCGACATCGAGGGTGACGATCTACTCGAAGGCATCACGACGATCCACTGCATTGTGGCGAAGAACATAGACACGGGGCAGGTGTATCAGTTCTATGGCGACACCACAGTGCACGGGCACCACGGCAGCATTGCCTGCGGTATCGACTACCTCTTCCGGGCAGATCTTCTGGTTGGCCATAACTTTATTGGGTACGACCTGCCGGCAATCAAGAAGCTGACAGGCAAGGTGTTCACCCACCAGGTGCTGGACACAGTGGTGATGTCACGCACGCTTAACCCAGAGCGGAAGCTGGCGAAAGGTACTCCCCCATCCGTGCCGAACCCTGTGACTGGGAAGAAGGACCGGATAGGGCCACACTCCCTGGCAGCTTGGGGCTACCGAGTGGGGCGTGGCAAAGTGGATCACTACGACTGGAAAGTGTTCTCGCCGGAGATGTTGCACCGATGCACCGAAGACGTAGAGATCAACTATCTCACGTTAGTCGAGCTGCTTCGTGAAGTAGGTATGGGGGTTGACTTCCAGTACCAGGATCTGCCACACTATGTACGGTATGAGCAGCGCGTCTCGCAGATCATTCAGAAGCAGGAGGAGACTGGCTGGTTGGTAGACGTGCCGCTGTTGCGAAAGCACATCGCCACACTGCATGAGATGATTGACGGGTTGGAGACGGAGCTTGGCCCTCGCCTGCCATACATTGCCAAGCCGCTGGAAGGTAAACTGGACAAGGACCCTGCCAAGGCAGCGGCCTACATCAGCAAGGCTCTCGGCACAGAGGTGACAGTGACAACCTTGCCGGAGTGGGGGCAGTATCGGTTTGTGACCAAGCCGTTCATGGCCTCGGGCAAGTGGAATAAAAGTGTGGTTGCGCTATTCGATGACTATGAGCAACTGGATGAGCAGTCTAGCATAGCGAAAGCTAGCACAGGTGCGGAGGTAGTGCGGTTCTCAATCGGCGGGCCGTTCTGCCGTGTTGAATTGCGGAAGATCAGCCTAACTTCTGATGCAGAGGTGAAGGCCTACTTGCTGACACAGGGCTGGCAACCCGATGAGTGGAACATCAGTAAGAAGACCAAGCAGGTGACGAGCCCGAAGTTCACGGAGTCCAGCCTCGACACCATCCGTGGTGACACGGGCAGGCTGATTGCCAAGCATATGAAAGCGAAGCAGCGCCTGTCCACCATGGAGGGCTGGCTCGGGCACATCGGGGAAGACAGCAGGTTGCACGGCCAAGTGAACCCGCAGGCATGCCCTACGGTTCGCATGACGCACAAGATCCTAGTGAACGTGCCATCGGTAGAGAAGCAGTCGTTCTTTGCCGAGGAGATGCGAGAGATCTTCATCGCGCCAGAGGGCTACGTCTTGGTGAGTGCGGATGCTAAGTCTTGCCAAGCGCGTATGCTGGCGGAGTACATGGGGGATGACGAGTTCACCTTCGCTGTGGTACATGGGAAGAAGGAGGATGGCACTGACACCCACACCCTGAACATGAACAAGGCAGGGTTGCCCACACGGGGGCACGCGAAGAACTTCTTCTATGGCTTTATCTTTGGTGCAGGCCCGACCAAGGTGGGGCGCCTGATCCAGAGCAACATGCAGGCTGGCAAGAAAATCATCGACCAGTACCTAACAGGCATGCCGAAGCTAAAGACGCTGAGGGATGGGCTGAAGAAGGCATGGAGAGAGCGAGGCTACCTGTACGGACTGGACGGCAGAAAGATCTACATCAACAGCGAGAAAGATCTGCTATGCTATATGCTGCAGAGTGCCGAGGCAATGGTCATGAAGATAGCAATCTGCTTGGTGAACTACTGGATCGAACAGGAAGGGCTGGATGCTCGCCAGGTGTGCGTCATGCACGACGAGTACACGTTCGAGGTAAGGGAGGATCACGCCGAGCGGGTCTCCTTCCTACTTGAAGAGGGTATCCGGCAGGCTGGGCAGATTTTGGGGCTGACTGTGCCATCTGATGGTGAGGCAGCTGTTGGTATGAATTGGAAGGAGGTGCACTGATGGGACAAGATCCGACACGGTTTGTCGATAGGGTGGAAGTATCTGATGTGAGGAGGATGGCTGATGCGGACGTGGTGGTGCGGGCAGAGGAATACTTGGTCTCAACGTACAAACTCTCAGCAAGTATTGCGGGCAGCGACCGAGTCTTCGCCTATGGGCTGCCGGATAGCTCCTCTCGGCAGCTGATAATAGATGAACTGAAGGAGGCGGCATGGAGCAAGCTCTGTCGCGGCATGCGCCGATTCGCACTCTTTAGCTCACACGGGGTCGCGGGGTACAGGGATATAGTTGTCACAGCTA